GTCCTTTAGCCAGTTCCTCAATTTGAGCCAGTAGGTCAGGGGTTGCTTTCTTAGCCTTAGCGGTCTTATAAAGCACTCTCAAGCCTTCTAAATCGCCTTTTTGATATAGAACATGTGCCTCGGCTAGAAAGTCGCCTACGGGGCTTACAGGGCTTTTTTGGGGCATACGGGCTAGAACTTCATCTCTGCTAGCAATTTTGCTCGTAGATGCAGCTAGAACCGCCAAGATGGCTCTCCCCCAAGCACTGGTCTCTGCATTCATAATCTCGCTGTCACGCTTGAACGAACTGCTACCAGGAACCGGTTCCCAAGCAGTACCATGCCCAGGACGAATATCGTCAGGATTCCTATAAGCAGCAGCAGTATAAACAACCCAAGACTTCCCAGCAAAGTCAATGAACTGTAGATTCTCGCACTGCAACGAACCATTGGGGTATTTCTCCTTGAATAGTCTTAATCTTTCAGCTACATCAACGTAATCACTCATGTCAAATGCCACGATCTAACTTCCTCTCTTAAATACGATGTACGGTCCTGAAGTCCCTCTAGACTGCAGGGTTAGAACTTTATCACCATGATAAAGGCCAACTCTAATGCCATCCATAAGTTTCAACACTCTGGATTTGATTTCAGTAAATTGTGATTCTGCTAACTCATAGTTTTCTTTGGCTGCAATCAGTTCAGGGTATAGATCATCCAATTCAATGTCGCCATCATGTAGGCCCTCGGATAGTTCCCTAACTGTTTCGTAAGTGGATTTAGAGCCATCCCATCCGGGTTCAATTTTTTTATCCAGGCACTCTAGGAACTCAATGGCTTTAGCCTCAAGCTGTAATGCATAGTCTTTGTCATAGATAACTTCGTGTTCAACCATTTCCCCGTTAGCGACAGCAACTAGAACTCCACGGTCAAGACCCAATACATGCAGATACCACATGACTTGGTCATAGTAGTGAACTGGCAGTTCGTTCATTGGGTTACGGGTGAACTTGATTTCCAAGATACCTAGCGAGCCATCAACCCATTCAATAATTGCATCAGGGTTTGCTTTGAACTGGTCATTCTTAGTTGAACACCATGTACCGGTCTTATGAACCTTTAGCCATTCAGTGTTATCGGATTCCCATAGATCCATAATGGGCTGTTCAAATGCTGTACCTAGTCGCATAGCCATGTTCGGGCCAGTGGATTCACGTTCAAGTAAACCTAAAGCCTCATAGTATGCCGTGTAAGCGGAACGCCAAGGGTTGTGACCCATAAGGCAGGAAACGAGTGAACCAGCAACACCTTTACGGGCCTCATGCCATTCATCGCTATCATGCTCAAAGTAACCGAGCAGACGTGCAGAACCTAGTTTTTCTATTTGGTGGTCAATAGTCATAACTTCAAGTTAGCACTTACTTGGAGTCTTTGGAACCCTTTTTCGGCGTGTCTGACTGAACAGATTCTATGGCTTTGTTGATTGCCTGGTTGAAGTCCTCATCTGGAACATTGGCTTTAGAGGCATAAGTAAATAGCAGGGTAGCCACTAAACCTAGGACTGCTCCGACTGCACCAAATGCAGCTGACTGAATAGCAGAGATTCCAAAGACGTTACCTGCACCCATAAAGGCAATACCGGTAGCCAAAGCAAAGGCTAGAACTCTTAGTGATCGTGTAATCCAGTGTTTCATTTATCCAACTTTCGGTAGGTAGGCTAGTGGGTCCTCTACGGGGTTGGTGGCTAGGTTTGGTTTGATTCCGCACATGAAGTGTAGATGTGGTCCAGAACTTGTTCCAGAGTTACCGGAATGGCCGATAACATCTCCCTGGTTCACTTTCTGACCCTCAACTACTTCGGCTTTATCAAGATGGCAATAGGCAAAGATACGGATTTTAGTTTCATCAACATAAGTACGTAGTTCTACCACGTGACCTAGGATTTTGGATTCATAAACTTTTACGATGGTTCCACGGCCTACGGCTTTCAATGGAGTTCCACGGGGTACGGTGTAATCAACGCCACGATGTGGGCCAAGACCCATGGCTTTACGTTGCTCGGAGTGTGTACCGAACTTATCGTTTATGTGTTTAGGGTCTAACGGGTGAATCAATATGCTCATAGTTTCCTTGTTGCCTCTTTATAGATCGCTAATGCGATGTAGATTTGGTCTAACTGTTTATTCAAGCTCTCTGCGACTTCATGGTTTTCAATAGCCTGGGCTACTTCTAAATCCAATGACACTTGCCAGCCCTGCAGGTTCAATTCTGCAATACGGCCATCAAGTATTTGTTTACGTGTTTCTGATGGAACATCAAACATTAGGCAACCGCAATCGTAGTAACAGTTCCAGAAGAACCACGATATTTTAAAGCACCAGATTCGACATAAAGGATTCCACCAGAAGTTGGATTTGATGTTGGAACAGTAGTTGCGTTTGCAATACCAATAACAGATGCACCACCGCCGGTTCCAGATCCACCCGATGATCCAAATTGAACGTTTCTGCTAGCCCCCACAACCATTGCTGTAAGTCCATCACTACCACGAATAACACCCGAAGTAATACCATCATTGAAAAATCCACGGCCACCATTTGAAATGGATGCAAGAGCGGTAGATGTCGAATCCTGCCATTCTTGTAAATTAGCTGTTTGAGATGCAGCACCCTTAACAGTGAGACCCACATAACCAGCGTTTCTAGTTTGAACAATAAGTTTGTTGGCTGTGGTGAAGTCAATGTAAGGCGTAGTTCCAGCTACGTTTTGAATGTAACTTGTCGTGGCAATAGCACCGCCGTTAGTTATTTGAGCAAGTGTAGTTCCACCAGAGTTTTGCCATTGCGTTAAATCAGCGGACTGTGATGCAGCACCACGGATAGCTAAACCAATGTTGGACGCACCGCCAGTACCAATATCAACCCTCGCACCAACTACACCACCAGCAACAATTCTGTTAGTAGCAGTAATAGTTCCAGATGTTGCAACTGTAAATAACCCACCACCAACGGATGATTGAACTTCAAACGGGTTAACTGACTGACCAGATGCACCTACGACTTTCAAAGTAATTGCACTAGCTGTATTTGATGTCACGGTCGCAGTTCTGCTAGCCACCAATTGCCCTGTACCAAGTACCTGGAATAAGTCTGTAGCGGAACTGTCACGGATAGAAAGTAGATCAGCGGTCTGTGATGATGCAGCCTGAATAGTGATTGGTCTGACGGCAGGGTCAGTAATAGTGAAACTGTTGAAGTTATTGAATACGTTGCCACCACTGAAAGTCTTAGCACCACTAATAGTTTGACTTCCGCTAAGAGTTACCGCTGTTCCAGATACCTGGCTAGCAGTAATGCTCAATGCGGTCTGGTCAATACCTATGTTGGCAGATGTTGAGGTTCCACTGTTAGTGATTGGGCTAGTTACGGCTATGACACCGGATGGGCCTTGAGGACCAGTTGCTCCAGTTGCACCCGTTGCACCGGTGGCTCCAGTAGCTCCAGTGGCTCCAGTTGCTCCAGTTGCTCCAGCAGGAATACCGAAATTAAATACAGCTGCACTGGTAGTTCCAGAGTTCGTGACAGTTGGAGTAGATCCAGCGGATAGGCCAGTTACGGTTCCAACGTTGATAGTTGCAGCCTCGCCCTGAATACCAACAGCACCATCAAGGTTTATCTCCCATGACGAATAAGTTCCAGAACCAGTCTTATTTTTTAAAGCAACTACTAGAACACCGGTTGATTGGTTGTATGAGACAACTTCACCGTGCATGTGGTTAGCATCATTGTGGGCAATAATGACCGTCTGGGCCATGGAGTAGTCGAGGTTTAGATCAGCGGTGGTCAAAGTGACATTGCCGGATGATGCGATAGTTAGTGTTGATGTAGATGTTGTGTGATAGCGGTCACCATCAAGGCCATTAGTACCTGGAGAACCCATAGGTCCCTGAATACCTTGTGAACCCGTAGCACCTGTTGCACCGGTAGCACCAGTTAGACCTGTCGGACCTTGAGAACCCTGTGGACCTTGAGGG